ACTATGGGCGGAATTAGAAGAAATGGATAAAAAATCATTCAGAAAGTTTAGAAGTGATTATTCTGTTAAAGATTTAAGTGAGAAGTTTGCTAATGAAAATCTATAATGAGCCTGTCGAATCTAATGGAATTTGAAAAGGACCAATCACAATGCCCTACGAAATCGACATCCACAAGGAACTTCAAAACCTCAACGTCAAGGTGGCAGAAACAGGCTCAGACTTGAAAGCCTTGTGCAAGAAGTTCGACACCTTCATGGACCACGGCGCGCCCCGGTGCGCTGACCAAGAGGCTCGACTGACTGACCTTGAGAAGTTCCACGATACATTTAATACCGCATCTCATCCCGTGTGTCAAGCGGGTAAGGGAAAATGGGAAGACACAAAGGCTGACATCACATCACTGAAGAACCGCCAATGGTGGATTCTCAGTGCGGTTGTTGTGCAAGCCGGTCTCATCATTCTCAAATTCATGATAGACTAAACCATGTCAAATCCGTGGAGTAAAAAACGTATGCCCAAGAAACGCGCAACAGAAGACGCGCTTGGTGAACTGCACGAGGCGCTGGCTATGAAGCTGAAGCATCTACTTAACGCCAAGCATTACAAGGTTGTCAAGAACAAGGCGGGTGAGGAAATCGGTATTGAGGAACAGACACCCCCTGCCCTGCTCAACGTCATCCGACAGTTCCTCAAGGACAATAACATCGAAGCGGACCCGAAGAAGTACCGCGAGACCGGTGAATTCGTCCAGCCGGAAGACCTTGAAGACTATCCGTTTGACGGGGAACCTAAACACTAACACTATTAAAACAATGGCTTACGCCAGAAAGGTTACATCTGATGCGCTGTCCTATTTGCTGGCTCGGCGGCAAGTTTGCCGAACTCAAGGCGAAAGTCCTTGAGATGATTGAGAATTTCAAGGAATCCATCCGTAGTATCAAGCGTGGCTTCTGAAATTACCCGCGTGTGGGACACGGGGAGAAGATAAAGTCTTCTCTCCGTGGCTCCTAGACCCATTAAAAACGATTTTAGAAGGGGTGTATGACCACATTAGAAACAAAGTTAAAGGCCGACTTCCGTAACTTCCTCATTTATGTGTGGGGAAGACTCACTCTCCCCAAGCCGACGCAGATTCAATTGGAGATGGCTGAGTACCTTCAATGGGTGTACGAGAAGTCAGACAGCCGCAGGGCTATAATCGAAGCCTTCCGTGGCGTCGGCAAAAGCTGGATTACGTCAGCCTTCGTGTGCTGGCTCCTGCTCAAAGACCCTCAGTTGAAAATCCTCGTTGTGTCCGCAAGCAAAGAACGCTCGGACAGCTTCAGTATATTCACCAAGAGACTTATCCACGAACTTCCGGTCCTCAAGCATCTCATCCCCCGAGATGAGCAGAGGACCAGCAACGTCGCCTTCGATGTCGCCCCGGCGAAAGCGGCTCATGCGCCGTCTGTGAAGTCGGTGGGCATCACAGGTCAGATGACCGGCTCACGCGCGAATGTCATCATCGCTGATGACGTTGAGACTCCGAAGAACAGTCAAACCCAAGTTCAGCGCGACAAGATTTCAGAACTCGTCAAGGAGTTCGAAGCTATCCTGAGTCCCGGCGGAACGATACTTTTTCTAGGCACTCCTCAGACGGAGATGTCGTTGTATAACACGCTCCGACATGAGCGCGGCTATCTGTGCCGGATTTGGCCTTCACGGTATCCCTCTCACAACAAGCTCATCTATTACGGTGGTGCGCTTGCCCCGTCCATCCTCAAGGTCTGTACCGAACAGCCTGAGCGAATCGGCACACCGACCGAACCGACGCGGTTCCCCGACGAGGAACTTGAGGGCCGCGAGAAGTCCTACGGGAAGTCCGGCTTCGCACTTCAGTTCATGTTGGACACGACCCTGTCCGACACGGAACGGTATCCGCTGAAGCTCACCGACCTTATAGTTCTCGACGTGGACCAGACGCAAGCCCCTGTGAAGGTGGTATGGTCCTCTGGCGCTCAGTACGCTTTGAACGACGTTCCCTGCGTTGGTTTTACTGGCGACCGGCTTCACGGTCCCATGATGGTCTCCGACAAGTGGGCTGACTTTCAAGGCTCAGTCATGGCTATCGACCCCTCGGGCCGTGGTCAGGACGAGACCGGCTTCGCTATCGTAAAGATGCTCTATGGGTTCCTGTACCTCGTTGAGTCCGGCGGTTTGAAGGGTGGTTACACGCCTGAGAATCTGCAAATCCTTTCCATGATGGCGAAGAAGCACAACGTCAACGCCATTATCATTGAGTCGAACTTCGGTGATGGAATGTTCGCCGCCCTGTTGAAACCCGTTCTGTTCAAGGTCCACGGCTGTCAGGTGGACGAGGTCCGCCACAACATCCAGAAGGAACGCCGAATCATCGACACCCTTGAGCCGGTCATGAACCAGCACAGACTTGTGGTCGATAAACGCCTGTTCAATATGGACTTCAACTCGTCCGACGTTCCCGCCTATCAGTTGTTCTACCAGCTGACGCGTATCACGAGAGACAGGGGTTCATTGGGTCACGATGACCGTCTGGACGCTCTAGCAATCGCTGTGGCGTATTGGGTCGAACAGATGAGTCGGAGTACCGAACACTCCGAGAAGGACCATGAAAGAGACCTGTTAGAGAAAGAGCTTGAGAAGTTCATGTCCAACTTTGGAGTCGGTAAGCCCGGCTTCCTCGGACTGAGTAGACCCACTTCAGCATTTGGAAGACAGTCTATGTCTGGTCTGTCTAAAAAGACTTTCGTTGTGAAGACTTAGCCGTCATTATAAACCCGTCCGCCACCCCCTTATCAGGGGGGAAAGACACTCCAAAGAGAGACCATATTGACGCACATCTAAGTATGCGACTTTGGTGGGGAATCTTGAAAGTGGGAGTAAAGGAGAACAGACCTTGTGAAAACCTGTTCTCATGTGTGACTCTCCTTTCCTCTCCTTTCCATCATAAGACCCGAGTTCTGGCTTCGTTCCGAAGTTTCCACTCGGGCTTCGTCTTCATCTTGGGGGGACTTGTTCCTCGGAGCTTGTCCCCCTACTCCTATATTTTAAGGGCGGTATAGGAGTTTGAAAACGAAAGGGCGAAGCCCAACTTAAAGTTTAACCTGTAGTTAGAGCTATAAGCTGGACAGTAAGTGTTGACTACAGGTTTTACTATAGTTTGTATTCTAAGTAATAGTAATAAGTAAGTAATACGAGTAGTTTAACTTAAAGTAACAAGAAGTAGACAAGATGACGAACAGTAAGGATTACGCACGGGCGGCTCATTCGTGGTCTCGTGTGTAAGAGATGTAACACGGTTCTTGGACACTTAGAACAGGTGTCTGTTTCGAAGTACATCAACTATCTTGAAAGGTACTCCAATGCTCATCCGTCCAACGAAATCGGATTATATCTACTTCGAAAAGCAAGTTAAGAAGTGGGTCAAGAAGCTCGGACTGAATCAATGGGAAGTGAATGTCAACCTCGGTGAGACTGAAGCTGAAGCGATGGCTCAATGCTACTGTAACCTGTCTCAGCAGACCGCTCATATTACTTTATCCACGGAGTTCGAAACGGACCGCAAGTGGGACCGTAAGGAAATAGAAGCAGCGGCAGTCCATGAAGTCCTTGAGATGATGTTCTCAAAGATTCGCTGCTTTGCCGCTCAGGGCATCAGCGAGGGGCTGGTGGACGCTGAGATACATACGCTGATTCAACTGTGGACTAACTATTTACTCAAGCGTTAACCACCTGTCGTAGCGACGCTTAGGCGCGCCTCGCGCGGCAGGTTCAACCGCAGGTCGAGCCGAAGGTCGGAGCTATAACCATCCCCTTCAGGCTCCCTGTGGTTGCTTTATGTTGGACGTAGTGTACCGGCGCGCACAACAGGTTGTGGCCCTGTTAAGGCGGCTTGTCGCCGGTAGAGTGGGTTCGACTCCCACCGTTCACCCCATGTGAAACGAAAGCTCTGAACCGAAGGTCCGACGTGAAAAAGTATCATAAATTTCTGAAAGGGTATTCGCGCGCGTAAGGACTCTCTTTTCCCCCTTAGGGTGTCGTCGGTCCGGTTCAAGTCCTTTCTTCATATTATGTTGCCGATTCCGTCCTTTTTATATGCGGTTCCCGGTTCATGTCACAACCGGCGACACAATCCTTTATATAAGCAACCGGTTTCATTAGGTTTCAATGAGATAATATATCTCTTTTACATTGGGAACCGGGAGCTTGACAGGCGGTCCGGTCCTCGACTTGACAGGCGGTCCGGCGGTCCGTTTGACTTGCGGTCCCAGCTTGCACGTTTCTTCCCGTCCGTTTTATTTGACGATTTGTGAAAACGTAAGGGGTTCTGGAATTTTGTAAGGTTTTTTCCAAAAAATGTGAGAAAACCCCGT